GTGACGGCATAGAAAAGAATATAGTACCTGTACTTAATTTGTCACAACCGTATGAATTAACCAATCTTATGCAAGATACTACTTATATGGTAAGGTTAATTTGTAATTATGGTGATAATGAAGGTGCTTCTGAAACTGTTGTCGTTAAAACTCAGGAAGATTTGTTTGCTCCGATATTTGGAGAGAGAAACAATAATGAGTTATGTATGTGTGTCAGCAAGAAAAATAATATAGCTTATATTTTTGATAAGGGTAAGTTATATACTTATAATATGTCTGATAATTCGCAACAATTAATAATTGATTATAATATCAGTGCCAACCATATATATGGTGATATTGTCGAAGATAAAAATGGTTATATTCATTTAGTGTTTACTTTCGCTAAGGCAGTGTATTATGTTACTAATTGCAAAGAAAAAAAGACAGACGGTACAATTATTACACATGAATTAACCGAACCAATTGTTGTCAGCACAAATCCTTTAATTAACGAGTATTTATATCCTGATATTGAAATGGATATGGTAAATAATGTTTTGTATATGGCATGGCAAGAAAATTATGGATATTATTCAAACATTGTTATGACAGAATATCGTAATGGGTCAGCTTTGTTGGACGAAACGATTACTGTTTTGAATAATGGATTACATAATAATATTCCTAAGATTAAATTGCTTCCAATGGGCGGGTTTGTTATTTCGGCTATAGATAGTGCTGATAGATTACAATTGTTTACCGCTACGGTGGACAATGACTATACTTCCCCAACTTTCCAAGAAATGTATTTTGATACAAAAGTATTGGAATTAGACAATCCTTATACAGAAAATTATAATAATTATGATATGTGGATTGATAATCTTGGCGGGATTAGAATTTTCTACGATTCTATTAATGTTAATAATGATAAATGTTCTACCTATGCTACTTTAGTAGACGACAAATTTAACATTGAAACTGTTTTTCATGACGGTATGAATGATACAAGTGTATACGCTTATGACGAATTAATTTTGATTGGTAAGAGTGGCAATAAAGTATTTACTTCTAAATATTTAAGTAATTTGACAACATTTAGTGATATTAATGAAGAAGAATTTACAGTAAATGATTTTAGACCGTTAGTTACTTGTGCAGATGATGATTATATTTATGTATTGAATATGGAAAATGGATTGTTTAAGGTTTATAGTATTGAAGTAGACAAGATTATGAATAAGAACAATTACGTTTCCAATATTTGGATAGATAATTATATGGAATTGCAGGACGAAGAATTGGAAGTAGACCTTGCTACATGGACAAGTGGCGACCCTAGTAAATATCCACAATTCTTCATTCGTGTTAATGGATTAATAAAAGAAATTACTCCATTAGACGAATTTGGCGAAAGAGAAAATGAAAACGTAAAATTCAATGCGTTTGAATTTGTTGAATTGAATGAAGAAAACGAAGAAATTTTACGTAATGTGGTAAATGAAGATACAAAACTTGTTGTTAAGATTTCTTATAATTCAAAAGATATTATTATGGATGTAACAAATATGCTTTATTACACTTGGGATAATACAACTATGATAAATGTTCATAATAAATAAAAATAAAAAGACCTGTTATATTAACGGGTCTTTTTCAATACAATATATAGAGAAAATAAAATTAGAAATTAAGGGGGAAATTATGTATTCTTTCGACGAGTATTTCAACAAATGTTCCGATAAACACAATTGTAGATATTGCAAAGATACCGAGGATAAGCTAAATGCACATGCACAAAAAATGGCAACCGCAAAAGCAAAAGAAGCTCATCATAAAATCGACTGTTTTAATGAAGAAAAACGCATTATGACAGGGTTATTAGGCGAGAAAGCATTGGAACATGTTTTGGGTATAGATATTATTGATTATACAATTGGTAATTCTAAAAACTATAATGTTCCTGATATATCTCAGTACAATATAGGAGTTAAAACAGTAGAATACGGCAAGTTCCCTGTTATTTTTAAGAACAACAGTTATCCACAAATTATTTGTGTTGTGGATAAATCCAAAAAAGCAGTTTATGTTTTGGGCTTGGCAACTGTAGACGTGCTAAATAAATATCAAAGTGAAGATTTAATATTAAGTCCATATCTTCGTGCTAGAGGAACAAAGACAGGGTTCTATGGATTAGACAAATTAATACCTATTCATTCAATTGAAGATATATTAAAATATAAACAAGGGGCGGTGGCATAATGAGCGATTTAGAAGAAAAGTTACAAGAAATCTTAATTTCTTTAAACAATACTTTTGACGTTGAAATTCAAGAACAAGGTGACGATGAAATCATCACACAGCTTATTCTTAAAAATCTAAAAAATGACGGTTCTGAATTTCTTGAAAAGTTTATCGGTTTCTTCTCTCCGATTGTAGAACAAATGACCGACGGGAAGAAGGAAGTTGTTTACGAAGAAGGAACAGGATTAACCATTAGGCGAATTGACATTGATGAATAAAAAAAGCACCCAAATGGGTGCTTTTTTATTAACTGAGAAAACTTTTCATTTTTAAAATTGCTTTTCCTCTATGACTGATTTGATTTTTTTCTTTTGTTGAAATATCTGCCATTGTTTTTTCGTAATTATAATCTGATAAATAGAAAATTGGGTCAAAAGAAAAACCGTTTTTCCCATGCGGAACATTTTTAATCATGCCTGTACAAATTTCTTCGACGGTATAATCTTGTTCTTTTTTTGGGTCATAGAGGGAAATAGCACAGTGGTATTTTGCTGTAGACTGTGTAAATCCATTGTTTTGCATCATGCAAAGAAGGACATGATTTTTGTCATTGTCATTTGGATTTGGATTAAATACACTCATTGCAAAACGATGAGAATAGATACCAGGTTTGCCGTTAAGACAGTCTACGGTCAATCCACTGTCGTCAGCAAGACAAATTTCTCCAATTATATTTGCATAAGATTTTGCTTTTAGTAAAGCATTTTCTTTGAATGTTTTTCCGTTTTCTTCTACTTCGGGAATTTTATTGGGGAAAAAGTCTTTCAAAGAAACCACTTCTATATCAATATCTTTAAATGCTTCTTGAAACTCTTTAATTTTACCTGCGTTTGTTGAAGCAATTACAATTTTTTTCATAAAAACCTCTTATTTTTGTTGTTGGTGATATTATCGAACAAATACTACAGCAGTACGGTCAAGGAAATGAGTACGCTCATTTTCGGCAAGAATTCGCAGTGCGTCCTCATTTGAAACCATAGGACTTGCGTTTACTACTGTATTCTGCTGAAAACCAATAGCCCTTACAACGAGTGGGTTAGAACCTGCCCTTGGGCAGTTTGCAATATCCTTGGAAAAACCACACATGCCATTCTGTACTACGGTATTATGGTCAATATTTCTCAGCCCATAAAATGGTTTGTTGTTAGCGTCCACAATAGTAGGAGCCATTGTCGGCTCTAAACCTAAACCACTGCAGTCTACAATAAGACCTGTATAATTTCCATTTGCACTCATACGAGCGTTATTGCGTTCAACAGGAGTAACACTTGGGGAAGAATAAGTATCTGTAGTACAAATATTCTCCTTTGATACGTCAGGAATAATTGCAGAAGCAAGGGAGTTGGTAGTGCCAAACAGTGGCATCTCTACCGTAACAGTATAGGTTTCATCGGCAGGATTCCATTCTTCCTTTACAATTTTTGCGTTCTTAACAACGCCCTCTACACGAGCATTGACAACTTCACTACCGAATGCAAGGTCTTCGGTAGAAGAACTAGCCTTTACCCATACGCCCTTTGCTTCTTCAAGAAGCTGTCTGTAAGCGTTCAATACAGCTGCTCTGCGAGCATGAGCTTTCTTTGCTCCAATCTTGGTATCAGTTGCCTTTGGTAAACCGATTTCTGTAACAGTAATACAGTTATCCTCAAAAGATGCTTCTGACATTGCAAATGCACTTGTGCTGACCATTAACGCCAAAATCATAGTCATAATCATAAAAATCTTCTTCATAATTAAATCAATCCTTTCTTTGCTCTTTCTGCTCGAAGTTTAGCTCTATACGTTTCTATATTTACGTCGGGGTCTAAAGTATACCCATAACGTTCAAAAACATCTGTCCATTCTTTAGTTCCAAACATTCTGTAGCACCAATTAGGATTGAAATATGGTTCACCACCATAATATAAAATCCACGCTGCTTCAGCAATGCTACGCATATTTCTTTCAAACAAAGTTAAATTCGGTTTTTCTGAAATATCCTTGTAATAAAACCAAGTATATTCAGTGGTTGCATAAGAGTTAATATTTGGCTTGTGATAACTCAATATACAAAAACTACGCTTCTTTACGTCCTCGTCCCAAAAATAATAGATTACGTTTCTTCGATAACCAACTTCACCTACTGTTTTTGTTACCATTCGTTTTGTACATGTCATGTCAATGTCTAATGCAACGGTACATTTATCGTAAATGTGTTTACCGTCATAAATGTCTGCGTCGTCAGGACTAGCTTCTCTAATCCTATTTGTTTTATAGCATCTGCTATCACAACCCCATCCGCTTTCACCTAAATATTCGTTAGGTGGTGGTTCAGTTACAGCTATCATCCACTGAACTTCTCGTGAAACAAATGCACCTTTATCTAATACTGATTCACGAGCAAATGATGTGGTTGGTATAAGAATAATCAATGCTAAAAGCATACTTAGAATTCTTTTCAAGTTATATCCCCCCTATCTGTATTATTCATATAAGATAAATCGTTGAAACAGTCTTTATTTGACTTTTTGTATTTAAGAATTTGATTTATAATGCGTTTTCTAATGTCAATATAGACAATATCCGCAGGATGTTGAATTGCTATTAAATAAGCTTTCTTAAAATATTTTTCTGTATCTTCAAAAGATAAGAAATAATTACAGCCTTTGAGATAATATGAAAACGCTTTGTTATTTGTTCGTTCGAGGTTAAATGTACTGATTTTTTTATGAATTTCTTGGTATTTTTCTTTCGACGTTGCGTCGTCGAGACTTTGTTTATAATAAGTATAATAGTTTAAAGCTGTTACATTGTCATAATAACTATTTTCGTTCATAGCTACATGTTTAAAATTGTACACGGCATAATTATCTGTTCGGGCAGGAAAATAAGTAAGTATATATGCTTCGGTATATCTTCCTGCGTCTGCCAAAGCCATTACTAAAATATTAACTGACGGATAAACATTCTCCAAAGTGTATTGTGGGGCACGTTCACCTCTAAACCCTGACTTCCACGGTACAGGCTTATATTTGCTTGCGAAATTGTTTAGAATTTCATATCCCGTGGCAATCGCCAAATCATATTGATTGGAATAATAATATGCAATTTCTTTGGCATATAATCCATAAAAATCTGTTGAATTTATGGATAATAACTCATTAGCTACACCTATCGTATCAGCATTATTCATGTGAGCGTATGACAAACATAGATATTCCCGTGCTCTAAGGCTTAAAACTTTTCGCTCTTGTGACATATCGTCTGAGGAATGTAGTAACATTTGCTGACAATACTGTACGCAAGTACCATACTGTTCTTGACGATAAGCTTGTACAGCAAGTTTATATAGATTACTTATATCGTCGTCTTTTAAAGAAGTCGGATTAATGGATTGCTTCTTGTATTCTTCTGCTTCTTGTTCGTTGATATTTGACAGTTCACGATAATATTCCTTCTGAGCGACCTCTTTGGCTTTATCCAAAGCCTTTAGCAACATATCGTCGTCAACGTTTACTATTAAATGGCATGTAAGCCCTTCATTGGTTGTAGAGAATTCTTTTTTTAAAACCTGTTGTATCGAAGCTGTTGTGGCTATAATTACTTCTGTGTCGTATGCCATATCACGTGTTTTTGTTAAACTTTCTACCACAATACCCAATTGTTCGGAAACTTTCATTTGAGCATTTTTATAGGCAAGTTTTTCCTGCACGTCGTATATAACTTCATTTAAAGAATTACGCTCTTTGGCATATTCGACTGAAATAGGTTCTGAAGTAACTTCGATTGTATGAGTTTTTGCCATAACGTGTGGCGAAAAGCAAACCACACATAGCAGAGCTATAATAAATCTTTTCATATTATTTTCTCCTTATTTGTTATTAATTGTAACAGATTTGTAGTATTTTGTCAATACCTTTTTTAAAAATTTACAACATCCATATTTTTTTTCCATTCAGGTTCAGTACAATACAGAGCCTTTCTATAAAGAAAGTGCTTGTAAAATGTTGGGTTTTCGTCCATGAAATCATATACGTGAGCCATATTACGACCTTCAAACAATCTCAGTACACGACCTACACGTTGAAATGCACGAGTCGAAGATTTACCACTTGCAGTTAAAATTAAAACTTTTAATGCAGGACAATCCAACCCTTCGTCAGCAATGGTAGAACCAAGAAGAATTTTTACTTTTTCCTGACGAGCACCTTCAAGGATTGCATTACGCATTTCCATATCAGTTTCACCGCTAATAAGTTCTACTGTATGAAGATTATAAGTTTTACCATTGTATTCTACCTCTACAGGAGTAGAACCAAACTTGTTTTCAATCATGCTCTTTAAGTGCCAACCATGTTCAATTCTACCAAACAGAACCAAGATAGAACCAAGGTTGTTTTTAATGCTGTGGTCAATAACCTTCAAAACTTTGTTATTACGATTTTCGTTATTAACAATTGCGGTGTTATAAGTTTTTTCATAATTACCAAGCCAACCGCAAGGGTCTTCCTGCTTAATAAAATGGATTTTGCAAGGGGTTAATTTACCTTTTTTAATTAAAGTGGAAGCGTTGATATTGGACTTTGGATTACGAACATTAATCGCTGCTTCAATTAACAAATCGTCATTGCCGTCACGCCAAGGCGTTGCAGATACCGCACAACGATAGTAAGCGTTTTTAGCCCCCTTAGCAACGTCGAATAAAGTTTTTGCACCAAGAAATTGGCATTCGTCAACTAAGAGTGCTTTTGCCTGACCGAGAAGTTCAGACTTTAAAACGGTCTGTGGAGTAACTACGGTAATATCCTGTATATCAGTTTCAAGACCTGTCATAATACCAACTTTTACACCAAGAAATTTAGAAATTTCGTCACGTAATTGATAAGCAAGGGTTGCCTTTGGGGAAAGAACGATAACAGGCTTAACATTAAATTTTGCAATGGCACTAGCCATCATAACGGTTTTTCCTGCACCTGTTGCAGCTTGAACAATGGTACGAGTGGAAAGATTATCGTATACATTTTGCTGATAATCTCTGAGTGTAACCCAATCTGCAATTTTAAAATTTCCATTCTTAATAGGCTTTACACGCTTATCAACAATTTCGACCTGCAAACCTACTTTTTTACACTCAGCAACAATATAAGGAATAAGACCTGTGTATGTCATACAGGTTTTAGGGTTAAATAAAACGTGCAACTGTTTTGGAGCACCAAACCCACCTGTGTAGTAAGATAATTTATCTGCGATTGTATATTTAAGCATTTCGCTGTTAATGCCATAAGCCTTGCAAAGTACGTTACCGTATTCAATCTTTACCATTGTATTTTCCCCCTTGCTTTATTTGTCTTAATTATATAACAAAAGTTTAAAAATGTCAATACCTTTTTTAAAGTTTATACGTATTTACGATTGGATAAAAATTATAATAAAATATATTTAAATAATAGAATGTTTTGACAAAAAGAAGGTGGTTAATATGCGAATCGGTGTAGATATTGATGGTACTATTAACAATTTTGCAGATATTGCTTCAAAATATATTGAATTAGAAACGGGATTTAAATGGGACAGAAAACAATATGAAATATATCCAAAAATGAATGCTGACGAAATACATAATTTTATGTTACGTCATCGTCAAGATTTTATTGATGAAGTTCAACCTGTTAACAATTCACAAGACTGTATACGCAATTTGTTAAATGCTAGAAACCAAGTATATTTTATTACCGCTAGAGATTATGTTGTTGCAGAAGATACACTACAATGGCTTAGAAAACATGGATTTTTATACACCGATATTTTTTTTAATTGTGGAGATAAAGTCGGTGCTTGTATATGGAAAGATATTGATGTTATGATTGACGACTCTCCATATAACATTAAAAAATTGGAAGAAAATCATATTCCCTATATAGTATTTAACCAACCCTATAATCAAAACATTAATGACGGTTTGTATCGTGCGACTAATTGGAATGAAATTGAGAATTTTATTCGACAAAGTAAAACTATCTAATGTAAAAAAGTTCTATTAAATCTCAAATTACTTTTCAATTATAATACTCTTACTATAGAGTTCGGTATAATATTAAAAGACCTCTTTTGCGAGGTCTTTTTTATTTTGTAAACAAAACATACCTGAAAAGTATTCTCGTTCTAAGAAAATATAAACATTTAATATAAAACTATTATTTAAGTGACACATATAATTAGGTGGTGAATTTTAATGGATAAGAAAGAATTGTCTTTGCAATCTGTATATGATTTAATACAGCAGAAAGCAGACGTTAATCATACACATACATTTGTAGGTTCGATTGAAAGTGCCTTATCATTACAGGGCGTGCCATATTGGGAATTCGTAAGAAATTCTTTAAAAGACCAACGTATAAAAGCATATTATGATAATGTTACTTTTGGCGTTGGCTCTAAAAATTCAGAACTTGTTTTAAAGGCAGAAAACGATAGAACAAAAATTGAAGTTAATAACCAAAATTTGAGTACACATAATTTGACTATTACAGGACATGAAAATGAAGACGTTGTTCTTAAAGTTAATGGTAAATTAATGGTAAATGAATCCCAAGTATTGACCATGAACGACGCAGGTGAAATTACGGGTATAGACCCTGAATCACTTGACGTAAACGGTAAAGGTATTTTAATTGACCGTGAAGAACCAAGTAAAACTTCGGACGGTACAATTTGGGGAAAAGTTTTAGACGAAGATTATGTGGAAGATAATACTGCAATAGCTAATAATACTTTATATACTGTTCCTGTTGGTTCAATTATTAAGGTTTTAGCTTCTTCTGTACCTAACGGTTTTCTTAGGTTAAATGGTCAGCTTGTATCTCGTGTGGGATATAGAGGACTTTGGGAATACGTAAAGGCAAAATCTCCATTAGTGACTGACGAAGAATGGCAAGCAGAATATGTAGACACTACAACTACTGTTCAAAAATACAGTTATGGTAATGGTAGTACAAATTTTAGACTTCCTAATATGCCTACAGGTGACGATACTATATATATTGTTAAAGCTTACGACGAATTAACAACTCGTACAGAAATTAATGTGGCTCAAATTGAAGCTGACGTTAAAGATTTGGTTGCCAATAAAGTTGTTACGGGTGTCGGCTTTGTTAAATTTGCAGACGGCAGTTTAATTCAACATGGCACTTCTTTTGGTAATGAATGTCATTTTACTTTACCTTTTATTGATAACAAATATACAATCACAATGAATTATGAAGGAACAGCTTCAGGTGTGGACGTTACTGTAAATGTTAAGCAAGCAACAAAATGCAGTATTATTGTAACAAATGCAACGGGTATAAAATTATCAAGTGCTAAAGTTAATTTTATAGCAATAGGTAGGTGGAAGTAATGGCAATAAGATATTTTGCAGAATTTGCAACCAATGGCGAAAGATTGATTACATATGTAGCAGACGGTATGCCCGATACAGCAGAAAGCATTATGTTAAATCATCCTAAAGCCGTTGAGATTACAGAAGACGAACAGGCTTTGTATTTAAATGGTTATATCCGTGGATTAAACGGTAAACCTCAATTAAAAACTATAATGGAAGGGGAAACACAAGTAGAAGTTGTTCGTCGTGATAAAATTGCAGAAATTCGTCAAATGGCAAAAAACAAACTTATGGAAACTGACCATGATATTGTGGAATATTTAGAATTACACAACTTAACTGACGAAGAATATGCAAATCTTAAACAACAACGTCAAGTTATTAGAGATTTACGAGATTCTTTAATTCAAATCGCTATTGATTTGGACGACGTAGAAGCAATTAAAAACATTTCATTTAAATAATCTTCTTTAATATTTGGCGTTTATATAAAGAGAGAATAGGTTTTTTGACTTATTCTCTTTTTTTTATTGACTAAATTTGGAAGACTTAAATAAGATATATCTACCAACAAAAAAGGAGGAAATTCATTTATGAATCCAATTGATGCAAAAATCAAAAAGAAAAAGTTAGCCATGCTTGCAAAAACCATGAAAACTCTTGCAAAGTCTACCAAGGATGACAATATCGTACAAATTTTGGGGCAGAAACCTATGGACGATAAAGAACGTTTCCCTACAGGGTATCTTACTCTTGATTATGCTACAGGTGGCGGTATTCGTCGTGGTACAATCGGTGAGTTGTTTGGACCTGAATCGTCAGGTAAATCCCTTGTTTGTCAGAAAATCATTGCTTCTGCACAAAGACTTGGTGCTCTTTGTGCTTATGTAGACGTTGAACAGACATTCGACCCTATATTTGCTAAGAAACTCGGTGTAAATACAGACGAATTGATTATTTCACAGCCACGTTCCCTGCAACAGGCGTTTGAGGTAATTGACGGACTTGTAAAGGCAGAGATTGATATTGTAGTGCTTGACTCTGTAGCAGCTCTCGTTCCTGAAGAAGAACTTGAAGCTGAAGTCGGCAAGCAGAACATCGGTTTGACTGCTCGTTACATGTCACAGTTCCTTCGTCGCCTTAATTCTATTATTGCTGATTCTCAGAGTTCCGTACTCTTTGTAAATCAGGTTCGAGACAAGGTTGGGGTGCTTTATGGTAATCCCGAAGAAACGCCAGGTGGTAGACTTGTAGCTTAATAAAATTCCAAAGCCTTGTCGTTATAAAAATGCATTTAAATTTTATTTTTTTAGCAAGAGGTGAATAATATTGCTAGGAAGATATAAAGATTTAAATGCGGAACAAATTGATTTTATTATAAAAAATCATAATACAATGCATTATAAAGAAATTGCAAAAGTCTTAGACCTAAGTGTTGCAAAAGTGGTTGCACAAACACAAAAATTGCAAAAACAAGGTGTTTTAGGTAAAAAACCACTTAGAAGAACATGGACACAAGAACAGGAAAATTTGTTATTACAAATGACACAAGAAAATGTTCCTATGTCAGAAATAACAAAAACTTTACAAAAACCGTCTGTGGCAATTCTTGCAAAAATTAAGCAAATGCGAAAACACGGTTTAATCAAAAATTATACTGCAACTTGTTTAGATAAGTATGAATTTGAAGGTGTTTTTTCATCAGAATTAAAAAAATGGACAAAAAAAGAAAAAACAATTCTTTTAAATAATTGTAAAACAAAAACAGCTAAATTTTTAGCCACATTAACCAATCATAGTATGTATGACGTAATTTGTGAATTAAGAAAGTTAGACACAAATATAATTAATCATAATACTTTGAGAACTTTACAGGCATTTTCTTATCAAGAAGATTTGTATATTGTTCAAAATATAGAAAATGCTACTCGTTTAGAAATTGAAAAACGTTTACCAAATCATCCTTGGAAATGTATTTTACACAGAGGAAGAATGTTTGGTAAATTTAGAACTGAATGTAATGATAAAGTTCCTTATGACGAATTAGTTGTTGAACAATATTTAAAAGAATTAAAAATTCCTTATCAAAGGCAAAAGAGAATATATTATAATGCAAAGAATTTTTATATTATTGATTTTTTAATAAATAATAATGTTGTTATAGAAGTACAAGGTAAATATTGGCATTGTCATCCTAAATATGTTCCACATCCCAACAAAAAACAACAAGAAAGAATATCTCATGATATAGAAAAAAGAGACAATCTGCAAAAAATGGGGTATGTTGTTGTTTGGCTTTGGGAACATGAAATATTACAAGATGAACAAGCCTGTAAACAGAAAATATTAAGCTTTGCTTCCTGAAGACAAATACTCCGTGAATTGCTGGAAGGTTCTGCCGTGAGGTATAAAACTCTCCCTAGCTACAACGCAACAAGAGATTGTAAACGTGAATGCTTAAGAATAGGGTAAGAGGAAATAATCAGCAACCAAGCATAGAAAGAAATTTCTTTGAAGGTTCAGAGACTAGGAATGAGACTAAGTACGAAAGTATATGTCAATAAAATTCCCACGAGTGCGGGGCAATGGCACAATATAATTGTGTTAAAGATATAGTCCAAAAATTTCCTATATGGTTTTAACAGATAAAGAACTGTTATATAAAATTATGAAAGCTTTAAGGTTCTACAGTTCCCTTCGTATGCGTGTTTCTAAGTCAGCAGACGGCATGATTAAGCCAAAGGCTGACGCAGAACCAATCGGACAGGGTATTCGTGTAAGATGCGTTAAAAATAAAACCGCTCCACCATTCCGTACCGCAGAATTTAAGGTATATTTTGATGGACGTGAAACTTCTGAGGTTGACGAAATTGCAGATATTGCTCTTGCGAAATCTTTAATTCCTAAGTATAATTCCGCAGGTGAACTTTGTGCTACAGGCAGACAGTATCGTTGGGCAGATGAACCTGAGTTCCTTGCGAAATCTAAGGCAGAAGTACCTGAACAGCTTAAAAAGTTCCCTAAAGTTGCAGAAGCTTTAAAAGAAATCATTGTTAGCGGTAAAATTGACGAAAATACCGTAGATTATGACGGTGGTCAAGCAGAAGATATGGACGCTGATTATGATGATGAAGATTTTGAAGAAATCATGAAAGAAGAAGCTGACTCTATTGCAAACGGTAGTGAAGCCGAAGAAATTGAAACGGGATTTAACGATTTTTGATTGAAATAAAGTTAGGGAAGGGTGATTCTCCTTCCCTAATGTTATGTTGAAAGGAGAAACGTTATGAGTGCGTTAGGATTGATTTTTATTGTAGTAATTAATCTACTTATTTCGTGGTTTAATGCTAAGAGTACAGGTAAGATTTGGCTTGAAAGTAAAGCTGTTGGTGGATGGGTTCGCCTTATGGCTTGGTGCGGTGCGATTATATCTGCTGTCGGTTTTACTTATTGTTATTCTATTATTATAACTATGGGCTTGCTTATGACTAATACAATTAGTGAGCAAATAGCTCAGTATGTTTTTAATTTAACTTATTTGTTAGTTGTTGTTCCAATTATTGGTGCAGGTCTGATTGTTACTATTAATTCTTGGATTATGTTTGCTAGAGAGCGTTCTTTAAAAAATTTAGGAGTTGCGTCATGGAATACTTTTGCACAAGCTTTTAATATGTATAATGCTTTGGATGGTGTTCCTAGTGCATTTTCTTCTATTTCTGATTTGTTTGATTTTGACGGTGATAGTGATAACGCAAAGTCAATAATTGTAATTGCTATTGTATTGTTTGCTGTAGTTGGTGGTATAGCAACAACAATGTACATTATGCAAAAAGAATATGGTCAGTTAGGTGTTTCTCAGGAAATTAGAGATTCACATCAGCCTATTCGTTAAATTAACAGTTACCTTTAGGATTGCATATACTATATATGCAATCTTTTTTTTGGAGGAAAATAGTGGATATTTTTATTAATAAAAAAATATGGCGACAATTTACAGAAGAACAAACCAAAGAGTATGTAAATAACGTTTTTAAATATTATAGACAACATGGATTTCCGTACTACCCCACCGACAAAATCACTAGGGACAAAAATTTCAATAAATTCATTACCTATAATGGAGTTGTCTTGGAAAATAAAAAATTAAAACAAACTATGCATGGGTTGAATTTAGCTTGGTCATATTTCCCCCACATGTGGGAAATACAATGTAATGGATTAAAAACCCCTATGGATTTGTTTAATGATGACGAAACGTTAAAAGCTGTTATATCAAAACGAATGCGAATGGGCGATAATATGAGTGACGCAGGATTACGTAAAATGCTGAAGATATATACAGGTACACAATGCGTTAGCAATTTTAGACCTACATCAGCCAAAGCGTTATATGATGAATTTGCTCATGACGGTGTTGTATATGATATGTGTTGCGGTTTTGGTGGCAGACTGTTAGGATTTATTGGCAGTAAAGCTAAAACATATATTGGTACAGAACCTAGTTCAAAAACTTTTGAAGGATTAAACAATTTAAAACAAGATTATGGTAGCAATAAAGATATTCAATTATATAAATGCGGTAGTGAAGATTTTACTTTTCAGAAAGATAATTCTGTAGATTTTTGTTTTACCTCACCACCATATTTTGATTGTGAACATTATTCGGACGAAGATACTCAAAGTTATGTCAAGTTTAATACAAAAGAAACATGGATTAATGGTTATTTGAAACAAACATTTGATAATTGTTATAAAATGTTAAAGCCAAATAAATTTATGGCGATTAATATTGCTAATGTGAAATCGTTTAAAGATTTGGAAGAACATACTATTCAAACAGCTATTAGAACGGGGTTTGAATATGTAGACAAATATTATTATTGTCTATCAAGTTTGTCACACAAATCAGATTTTAAATATGAACCTGTGTTCTTGTTTAAAAAAATCTTATAAAAGCCGATTGAATGCGTGCTCACAAGAGTACGCATTTTTTTGTTATCCATTGCATATTTAATTAATAGAAGGATGGTGACTCTATGATAGATTTTACCACTACAGACTTAGATACAATGGTAAGAGATATTATTGACATTTTTACAAATGTTGAAGGTGTAAAACTTGTTAGATTGTCAGGCTTGTTTGTAAGAGAACAACGAATTTCTAACTATAAAAATCTTACCCCTGAACTATTGGATAATATCATTCATAAGCTTAAAAACGCTCATGTAATAGATTACCAATATGTTTTGTATTGTCCAAATTGTTTTGAAGTAACATATCAAGTAGAACATACCGAAAACCCATACAAAGCGAAAGTATGTGATACTTGTGGGCAAATCTATATTCCGACTAAAGAAGTTTCTTTATTCGAGTACGAGGATTAAATATAATAAGAATATAGTTTTAATGAAAGGCTAGGTTCTTATGAGAAAAGATTATACCTCGGAATTGGAAGAATATAAATCCAATTTATGGGATGAAGAAATTGGCAAACCTGCTAGATTTTTTCTAAAAAATCGTAAGATATATAAATCTACCGCAGAAGCTTGGAGTATGGGTTATTGCCCTAAAGATTATGTTCCAAAATGTTATAAGGACGAGAAATATCCTTTTTGGGAAAAAATGCAAGGAAGAATAATCTTACCTGTATTTGATTCAAATGGAGATTTACTCACTTTGTCGGGTAGAGCAATATCAGACGATATAAAACCTAAATATATGCATTATACATTTCCTACGGGGAAAACATTATTTGGGTTATATATAAATGAAAAAGATATTTTAAAGAAGAATGCGATTATATTTACAGAAGGACAGTTTGATGTAATATCTGCATGGCAACATGGTTTAAGAAATGTCGCATGTACCTTCGGTTCACATTTTTCTTCTGACCAAATTTTGTTGTCGGCGAGATATACAGATAGAGTTTATATTTTGTATGACGACGACGACGCAGGTCAAGAAGGAGCACGTAAATCTTTAGAAAAAATTAAAATTCGAGGGGACGTAAAAATAAGTCTATTAAAGGGGATTTTAAAAAACGGAGAAGATTTGGATGATTGGGTAAAGCACAATAATTGTAATTTCTTTGATAAAATATTTAATTCTAGTAAGGAGGATTTGCTAAAATACAAACTCAGCTTAATAAAAAGCTAATTATACCCCAAAGGAGCAACACGTATGAAAAAAACTTATGTACTAGACACTAATGTATTACTTTCCAATCCTGAAGCATTGTTTTCTTTTGAAGAAAATGAAGTAGTTATCCCTGAAGCTGTTTTGGAAGAATTGGATAACAAGAAAACTGCTAGGGAACAAATTGGTATGAACGCTCGTGAGGTTGCAAGAAAATTATATTCGTTGAAAGATTCCTGTAGCAACTTGTTCGATGGCATACAACTACAGAGCGGTGGAATGTTATACATTGAGTCGGCAGATAACAATAAGGGAGATGTTGAACTTCCTAGTACATGGGATTCTAAAAAGCGAGACAATGACATTTTAAAGACTTGCAAGGCATTAATCGAAAAGGGGAAAAATGTTACTCTCGTTACTAAAGATATTTTCCTTGGCATTAAAGCAGACGCTTTGGAAATTCCTAATGAAGATTTCAGAACTGATTCTGTTGTAAGTGTATCTGAACAATATAAAGGTATACTTGACATTGTTGTAAATGATGACGATTTTGAAAGTTATTTAGATAATGGCTATATTGATATTGCTAAAACTTATGTTATTGAACATACAGACGACACTTATAATGAAGTATATGAATATGAACATTATCCTAATGAATATGTGATTTTACATAGAGCAAGTAATTATGGCAAATCTACAGCTTTGGGTAAAATTTCAAGGAACGGTCAGACTGTAGATAAGTTGAAATTTGCGAATGAACATCCGTTTGGTGTAACTCCTAGAAATGCTGAACAGGTATTTATGCAGGAAGCTTTAATGACTTCTGTAAAGGAAGCACCACTAGTAATTATTAAAGGACCTGCGGGAACGGCAAAAACATTTTATTCTCTTGCTTGTGGTCTTGAATATATTTACGAAGAACCTACAAGAGCTTATGCTTATAAAAACAGTAAGAAAGCACATAAGTCTATTCTTACTGATGATAAATTCCGCAAGATTTTGGTTTGCAGACCAAATCAGACTATGGAAGAAGATATAGGTTGTCTGCCAGGTACAGAAAAAGAAAAAATTTCTCCATTAATGCGACCTATTTACGACAACCTTGAAGTGCTTGTTGTTTCTGATAAAGAGGCTCGTTGTGAAGACGAAGAAGCTTTGGAAGATAGAGTACAGGAGATTTTTGACCGCAAGTTGATTGACACACAAGCAGTAGGTTATCTGCGTGGTCGTTCAATCGAAAGTCATTGGGTAATTATTGACGAAGCACAGAATTTGACAGCTAATCAGGCAAAGGCTATTGTAACTCGTGCAGGTGAAGGAACAAAAATTATTTTCTGTGGCGACCCTATGCAGATTGATAATCAGTATGTAACTGAAAAAACTAATGGTCTTAGCTATTTAGCAGAAAATATGAAAGGTTCACCTTTAATTCATATTATTACTACAAATGAAAGTGACATTGTACGTTCTGACCTTGCAAAAGAAGCTGTTAAGTATTTGGAACGTAAAGAAGAAATTGAATTTGATTAAGAAAGGAATATTATGGATAATACAGACGTTATATTAGACGTTGACCTAAAAAAAAGAACTGATGAGGAATGGTCAAATATATATCATATATTTTTAGTTGACGGAGAAATTGATACGACACCTATTGACGAATTTAATTGGGCGTACAAACTATCCAAGAGCAAGTATTATTTAAAACCTTCCATTAATGCATATACCAAAGAATTGGATTATAGTGTTGCAGAAGAAATGGAAGTGAGAGCGATGAAGATTAATCGTGACTTATTCTCTCATGCTGATAGAGCAGAAAAAGAAATGCTTTATAAAGGTAAATATATTCAAACAAAATATGTTCTTGATTACAAGGTAAAATAAATAAAAAGGACTTACATTTAATATGTAAGTCCTTTTCAAATATAATATTTAGTGGGCTATAGAACTCAAAACAAATTGTATTGTATTTATGAGGTGAGGAATAATGAGTTCTATTAAAAAGTTTAAACCAATTATTGCTTGTATTTTAATTATAGCCTTAATTGCCTTTATTGGATATAAAATTAATAAAAGAATGAACAAAGAAATTACTCCTGTAATTATGACACAGGAAGAAGTCAAAGACCCTGAACAAGTTCAAAAAATGGTAAATAAAAATAGTGACGCAAATATTTCTAAGTATCAAGCAAAGGAAATCACTAATACCATTACACGAATAATTGAAAAAGAAGTACCACCTACTACAGTCGTTCAAACTACAGGAGAAAGTTATCAGCAAAAATCTAAAGAATATGCTGAACAGCATAAGGCAGACGCAGTGATTATTACTCCTGCTAAGGGAGAAACTAAAACTGTAGAAGAAATTAAACCGACAGACGTGGTAAATTTAAATCAGTATAATATCAAGGCTTATCCCGAAAATTTAATAAGCATTGGTGCTTATGGTGATGGTGACGTATCTTTGGATTATGAACATAAAATTAAAGTATTTGGTGCTCATGCCTATATTGGTCCGTCCGTTAAGTATAACACTAAAGATAAAGACGCTACTGTTGGCGTAAAATTAACAATACCATTTTAAAGAGAAAGGAAACAATTTATAAATGAGTGTAGTTAAACAGTGTAAAGTATGTATGTCAAAACATAAGGGGATTATTGAGGAATTAGCAATTAAGAAGTTTTCCCCTGAAAAAATATATGAACATCTTCAAAATCTGACAGACCCTAAAGACGTTAAAATTGTTCAAGAAGAAAATATTAAACCTTCTTCTATTAGACGACACTTACAACGTCATTTTAACGAACGAGATAGTTTATTAATAAAAGACGCTACGGTACAATCACGTATTAAAACTTCTCGCAAGAATTATTATGACGGCAGAAAGATTAATATAGACAAGGCAAATACAATAGCTCACATGATTGAACTTGCATTAGCCCGTATGGAAGAAGTAGAAACCCTGTCTGATGCAAAAAAACACCAATATACCATCGGTTACATGGGACAGATTAAGGGCTTGGTAGACGAGCTTGACAAGGTTTCTACCGCAATTCAGTCTGATGGAACAATAGATGCTCAGTTCTATAAAAACCAAATGGACACATTTGCTAAAATTGTTCTTTCTACAATCAGAGCGTTAGACCAACAGTTTAATATGAATTGGGAGCTTGAAGTTGCGTTTTCTGAAGAATTTAAGAAACAATGGGAAGCTTTCAAACAGAGAGAAGAAATGATTTTTGCAGGTCAACTATCTCCAAAAGACGCCGACACAGAACGCAATA